GATCTCTTTGGACTAAATCTTTTTCATAATCACGTTTCGTCATCTTCCTGTTGATTAGTAGTTGTATCTACTTTAGATGCAGTTTCAGGCGACGTATTAACTTGATTGTCAAAAGACAAACCCAAACTTTCAGCCATATCAATTTCATTTTTACGAGCGATTAGAAATTCTTCTAAATCAATACCCGACATTTCACTTAATACCTGCGACTGAGTTTTAAACCCTGCTTTCACTGCTAATTGCATCGCTTGTGTTTCTTTCATGGGGTCTACCCATCCGTAACCCCTGAACATCCACCGCGCCATGTGGTATCTACTCGTTTCTGTTTGATAATTAGGCAATTGCAACGCACCGGACAAAACGGCAACTTCTAACCATTCTTTATAAACAATGTCTAAAAACGATTCTCTTAATTGATATTGAAGAGATTTAAACGCCTCTTGATCTTGCAACAAACTTAAACGCGAACTACTGTAATTAGTCTTTGAGTAGTCGCGGGAAATCGTTTCGTAACTGCATCCAATACCAGCGGCAAGAGCGCGGAGCATGGCAGCAAGGAAAGGTTCAAATTCTCCGCTTGATGAATTAAGGCTTGGAACATGCACAGATTCACCCGCTGAAAGATAAGAAATTTTTCCGGGTGACATGTCATAAACTCTGTCATTATCTTCAATATCATCACCTTCTAACTCACCCTCTGGCGTTTGAATCCATGCCATTTGCGCTGACGAAACACGCTTAGAAATTAATTCCGCACTTTCGTAGCCTTCTAAGTGATGCATTCTTTGAATAGCACTTGCCATCCAAGGCACGCCGCGAGTCTGTCCGGGGCGGGAAAAAGTAGCCAAATGAATAATCGATTTAGCATCAACAAAAATATGTTTTTTACCTGTTGTTGGTTGATTAACAAAAAGAGTATCTCCGGGGTGTTTTGTTAAAAGTGCATATTTTTGAGGTCTTCCCCAATCATCTAAAAGCACACCCATTTTCCAAGTCCAACCTTTCTTTTCTGCTTTCCCCTCATAATCAATATCAATCATGTCCGATTCAAGCAATTGCAAAGCAAAAGGAACGGAACTATTACCAAATTTTTGGCCCCGAATAATTCTTATAAATACTTCGCCTGATTCCGCCCAATTAGAAACAGCAGAACGACAAATATCATTCCAGCAAAGTTTTCCGGCAACGTCGCATGAATCAGCTTTGCCCCAACTAGCCCACGCTCTTTCTATTTGTTCATTAACACGTTGATTTAATTTTCCTCCGCGTTGCTGCCTGACTTGAGCCTGTAAACGAACGCCGGTTCCTACAACGTTATCTGTAATTGCCCTAATTGCGTTTTTGCAATAATCAACATCACGGGTTAATTGCCTTGATCTATTAACTAATTTTTTTAGGCTGCCTTTAATGTCGCTATCGGCTGAATTGGTACTAGTTACCCAACCGCTAGTAAGGCGCGATACTTCGGCCCCTGCATACTCTCTTTTTCGTCTCGGTTTTATTGCTCTTGGGTTTGGTTCCCATAAAGCCGACCATGCGTTAATAATTCCCATCAGTTAAACCTCACATACATTGCAGACGGATTACCCAGACCGTTAGCTATTAAGTCCGCTTTTTCTTCACGCTTTAATTGATATTTCAAACGACTTTCTAAAGCCATCAAATCAGAAAGATCATATTTTTTAAGGCTTCTACCTGCAATTGAATATTCTTTAACAACACCGCCACTAACTAAAGTTCTAATTGCTGATTTAATCGCGTCGAGGTCTTGTTCTGTTTGGCTCTTCCCTTGCAGCGCTCCGGGCGTTCCTGTATAGGCGAGGGCTTGAAGAACTTCTAACGCTCCACTCCCAACAATATATTTTTCTGATCCTTTACTAACCTCACAATTAAAGAACCAATCACCCGCGTCAAAACCTGCGCTATCTGTTGCGCTAATAGTAAATTCCCAACCTGTTCCGTAGGTTGAACCCGTCGCAGTGTGTCCCTCCGAAGCCGTATTAGTTCGTAAATAGAACTTCATTGCCCAAGAATCGGTGCTTTGCAACGCATCACCAAATGGGTCAACTTGGCTTGATTCTCTCCATTTAACTGTGCTTCCCGCACGTATCGAAGCCGGGATATTCACGCCGATACCTCACCAATGAGTGACATAACTTTTTTTAGCGGCCTTACTATTAGATTTTAGACGTTGTTTTTTATCGGAATTAACGGAATTTAAGAGCTTATTAGCGAAGATTTGAAAGAATTTACCGCGTGGGAAGCGTTGATAAAGATGATTAAGGGCTGCATAGGCATAAACGGCACAATCCAACGCCTCAACGTTTTGATTCTTTTTCTGAACGTATTGCGTACCCCTACCGCTTTTCTTTAAAACCTTTCTTTCTCCTGTAAATTGTTTAAAATATTCTTCCGTTGTTTGCGCGTGAAAATGTAATTTATTATTAAACTTAAGCCTACTATACAACACGTCTTTGATTGTGTCAGTTCCTACGGAATAAACAACAACACCGCCTTTAATTGGTTTACCTCTATAGTTCAAATCCACCTTTGAACCTCTACCTATTGCTGGCTGCCCTGATTGACTACTTCCCTTGATTCCTATAACGCCCGACCCTTTTCTAGCCCTGCAATAGTTATAAACAGAGTTGGTTGCAAGTCCGCCGGTATCTATTGCCGTACACTCGACTTTTAACCTACCGCCGTTTGGGTGTTCCCATTCAGCCGTTAACAAAACATCTAACCCCTCCCAGACGGTGCTTTGATTCGCGTCGCCAAGAATTACATCATGCTGGATTAAATACATGTGTTCCTCTAAACCTATCCCCCAAGTCGAGATTTCGATTCTCTCCCCTTTCGTACCTCCGCCACCTTGCACATCTACCCCCTGAACTAAACAAACAACATCTGCCGGTATTGTTCCGGGTAAATATTTTTCGCACTTCTCCAACATTTCCTCGGCTGACAATTGCGATTGATATGACTCGTCGAAGGTTTCAGCTAAACGGGTATTAACAAAGGTCTTAAATAATGGCGCGTCATCCTTCGACCTTAAAAATTCCTCGACTAATTCAGGCCAAGTCATCCAACCCGCGGGACTATATAAAGAACTCATTTGAAACCCTGCCGTCTTTCTTGTCATTGGTTTCTCTGCCCTCCACTCCCCTTGTCTAAGCATTGATGTTTTATTTGATTCGTCGAATCTTTCCCCGCAATGTGAGCATTCATATTTAGCCGTCGAGGCGTCGCGGTTTTCCCATTTCATTTGACCCCATATCAAAACTTGATATTCATTACACGCGGGACAGGGAACCCAGTATTTACGACGATCAGAAGTTAAATATTCATTTTCGACGCGGCTAAATTCTTTTAAAGTCGGGGTACTCGTCATCAATATTTTTTTCCTGCTGAATGTTGATGTTCTTTTGATGGCAAGTTCTACGGGGTCGCCTTCACTAACCCCCCCAGATGTCGAAATATCCAAATTATACGAATCGATTTCATCCATAAAAAGGTATCTAACCGGGGCACTTCTAAGCCCGGCGGGGGAGTTACTACCTGTGAGCATCAATATGCCATTTGGGTACTCTTTTATGAACATTGAATTGCTTGCATCCCTTGATCTTTGCGGGGCAATCTTGGCTTTTATAACGGGCGTTTCTTCAAAGGCAGGCTCTAACCTTTGACGGCTCATTCTTTTCACCATGTCTAAAGACGCGGCAACGCAAAGAACAGGGGCCGGACAATGATCAATCGTATATAAAAGAAAATTAATACCCGCTTCTGTCTTGCCTGTCTGCGCTCCAAACATCATTACAACCCTTTCAACATCCGTATTGGTCACGCTCAATAAGTCCATCGGGGTTTTGAGATAAGGGACACGACTCGTGCGCCACCGGCCCGGTTCACTACTTCCCTTACTGCTTAACCTTCGATGCTTATCGCTCCATTCGCTAACCGTCATCGGGGGAGGCGGAATAATGCCCTCTAGAAATCCTTTTGCAAATGGGTTCATGCTGCCTCCACAAAACTTTCTAAACAAGAATGAATCTCTTTCCTCAATACTCCATCAATTGCCGTTGCATCCGTTTCACTCGCAAATAAATTACTAACCCGATCAGGCAGAGTTAAAAACGCCTCACGAATACCAACCGCCAACTCCAAACTTTTCTTTTCAACTTCTTTCGCACTGATCAACTCTTTCTTTTGTTGCTCTACCTGTATCCTGGCCAGCTCCGCTTTATAAAATTCGTTTTTCGCACGTGAAACATTGAAATCCGGTATTTGATCGGCTGGCATTTCCTGAACTTGTTTCTTTAGTTCCTCTCTTGTTTGCGTAGGGATATTAACTTTATGCGCTATAGGTGTCGTTTTATCCCACAACTCCAATCCGAGGTCTTTGTCAATAAACTTTTTCTTTCCTCTGTTGACAACGGCGCCCTCTAGTTTTCCCATTTGCACAGCCTTAGAAATCCGTTGGCGCGACAAGCCTTTTACCTTTGCAAAGTCGGTAATACTTAAAAGCATTTAGTGATATGTCAACACCCACAGTATAGAGCTTGTCAATTTGTCAACACCCCCCTAAATTTCGACGCTAAAAAAATTCCGAGCCTCTTTCTCTTC